CTTAACAAGATGAACTGGTCTTCTCATTTATTTGAGGAGACTTCTTATGAGAGACTATAAAGCCCGTACAGGTGTCGGTAAAACCGTCATCTATTACGAGCCTGAAGCCTATTGCACTCCAACGCCACCCGCGCCTTCTTCTTTCGAGTACATCAAGAAAGAGTCGGCACGTAGTGACATTGTACAAGGCAATGGGATTCATCCCACATCTTACTGGGCGTTCGAAAGGACGTTTTCGCCAGGAGTCTACGACTACTGGCGAAGTTCCAAACAAAGGTGTAAGTCTTTCGGAAAACCGACTATCTACTATGAAAGTCATGTTTCCGGAGACACCCAGATATCTCCGCCCTTGGTTCAACTTGAACCGGGAACGAAATATCCTCTGATACCTAGTAACTTCATTTCTAGGGCAACTAACCAACTTCTCAGTCAAGTATCATCTACTAAGATGAACTTGTCTGTAGTTGCTGGCGAGATGCTATCAGAGGCGGGTCAACTTACAAAATTACTTCAGCAGATTGGTCGAGCATTGCTCGCCATTAAGCGTAAGAAGTACAAACTCGCTCTCAAGGAGCTTGGTTTTGTAAGAGGGAGTAAACACAAGGGCCTAAGTAATGCTTATTTGGCTTGGCACTTCGGTATCAAGCCTTTAATCACTACCGCTGTCGGGTTAAAATCCGGCATCGATAATGCCCTTGACAATCCATCGAACTTGCTATCAGCTCGTACGGTGGTTCAGGATAATCCGCCTATGCCTATTATAGGGCTTTGGCGAATTAGCGGGGAGCTTACACGTGGCGTCCAAGTTGGCGTCAAGTATAAGATCGATGACCCGTCACTCAGTTCATTGCGCAAGTTGGGGCTTGTTAACCCCCTTCTTACCGCTTGGAACTTAGTGTCCCTCAGCTTCGTGATTGATTGGTTCGTTTCCATTAGTGGTTTCTTGAAGGGCCTTTCGGCCCCTCTCGGGTTAACTTTTCATTCCGGTTACTATACCGAGTTTGTCAAGACTAACCTCCAGTTTGAGGATGGCTACTATGCCATTAACCCTTATCCTGGATACTACACTGGAAAGTTCCCTAATTTCACGATTACTGAGAAAGCTATGAAACGGAATCCTCTGTTTTCGTGGCCATCCCCACAGATCACTTACAAATTTGATCTTGGGGCGGGGCAAGTCACCACTTTGGCGGCTTTAGCCTCTTCACTGCTTCTTTAACAGGAAGCCCTAACAAAAGGAACAGACATCATGTCTACCTTTACTGCCATCACGGTCGACGACCGTGAGCCAACTCCAG